TGTGACTGTTCTTGTTGTACCATTATCATCCTTAACTCTAATCAAATAAGCAACAGATACATTGTTAGGATTATTGAGAGCTATAGTAGTGTTAGAACTTTGAGTCATGTAAATGAGATTACCACTACTCATATTTAAAACAGTGCTAGTGCTATTAGCAGTAACAGATTGTTGATTATAAGCTCCAGCAGCAATACCTGACAAATTACTACCATTTCCTGAAAATGTTGTAGCAGTTACTATTCCAAGATTTGCATGAGAAGTATTGTTACTTAAACCTGCTGCATTACCTGTTAAATTTCCTGCAAAACTACTTGCTGTGCATATACCCAACTTCAAGTTAGGAGTGCCAGAGACTGCACTAGCATTACCAGTAAGATTTCCTGCAAAACTACTTGCACTACAGATACCTAACTTTAGATTAGGGGTTCCAGAAACTGCACTAGCATTACCAGTGAGATCCCCTGCAAAACTACTTGCACTACAGATACCTAACTTTAAATTTTTATTATTAGATGCTATGCCACCAGCATTACCAAATAAATTTCCAGCAAAACTACTAGCAGTTACAATACCCAACCTCATGTTGGCATCATTAGTAGATAAACTAGCAACATTACCTGTTAGATTACCTGCAAATGATGAGGCAGTTACAATACCTAGATTTAAATTAGCATTAGTACCAGTTAGATTAGCAGCATTACCTGTCAAGTTACCAGCAAATGATGTGGCAGTAACAATACCTAGTTTCAATCTAGCACTACTACCAGCTAAGTTGGCAGCATTACCAGTAAGATCTCCTGCAAATGATGATGCACTTGTGATACCTAATTTTAAATTAGCACTGCTTCCAGCTAATTCAGTGGCATTACCAGTAAGATCTCCTGAGAAACTAGTGGCACTTGTTATTCCTAACTTTAAATTAGCAGTGGTGGTGGATAATCCAGCAGCATTACCAGTAAGATCTCCTGCAAATGATGATGCTGTAAATGTTCCTACATTTATATTCTTACCACCTGATACTCCAGTGGAACTACCTGTAGTATCTCCCTGAAACTTAGTAGCAGTAACTAAACCAGCAGTGATATTAGGTCCACCAGTAATACCAGAGGCAATACCAGTAAAATCTCCTACCATACTGGTGGCAGTGACTTCCCCTAAAATTAAATTATCTGTATTACTTGTTATACCTACAACATTACCAGTAACATCTCCCACAAAAGATGAAGCAGTCAAAACTCCTACTACTAAGTTGCTACCTTTTGCAAGACTACTAGCAGCACCAGTTACATTACCAACAAAATTACCACCAGTTACCACTCCAGCAACATTCAATCCAGGAACATTAAATGTACCTTCAGGTGCTATCAGTTGGACTTTTTCCTGACTCATCGCGTTTTTTAGTTATTTATTCATCATATTGTAGACCTAAAAGTCCTTTAAATCCATTACTAATTCCAACTGAGATCCACTTAGTACCAGGAATTTGTTTTGGTGATGAGTAATCTGTTGTATTATTAAGTCCTAGTTGTCCAACCTCATTACTTCCCCATGACCACAATGTTCCATCAGTTTTGGTTGCTGCTGCTTGAAAACTAGATATACAATTTGCTGCAAGTCCAGTTTTCCATGTAGTGCCAGGTACTTGTCTTGGTGATGAATAAGGTGTTTTATTATTATGTCCTAATTGTCCTTGATCATTTGCTCCCCATGTCCACAGTGTTCCATCAGTTTTGGTTGCCATTACATAACTTCCGCCAGAAGAACTAGCCCATGTAGTACCAGGTACTTGAACTGGTGATGAGTATCTTACTTTATTACCCTGTCCTCCTTGTCCATTATTATTTCTACCCCATGTCCACAGTGTTCCATCACTTTTGATAGCGTGCATTGAATGTCCTGCATTAGCACTAACTTGAGACCATGTAGTGCCAGGTACTTGAACTGGTGATGATCTTTTACCTGGATTTTCATTTGCATTTTGTCCCAATCTTCCATCACTATTACTTCCCCATGTCCATAGTGTTCCATCAGTTTTGAGTGCAAAACAAGTTTCAGCTGCACCTCCAGCTCCTCCAACACCAGTTTTCCATGTAGTGCCAGGTACTTGAGTTGGTGATGAAAGTTTTAGTGATGGTGATTGATTTAATCCTAAACATCCATCACTATTTTGTCCCCATGTCCATAGGGTTCCATCAGTTTTAGTTGCCACATTAAACCTATCACCAGCACTTATAAAAGACCAGTTAGTACTACTTCCTATTTGAATTGGAGAAGAATACTGAGTACTACCTGGTGTATTAAGTCCCTGCAATCCACTATCATCTGAAGCCCATGTCCACAATGTTCCATCTGATCTAATAGCATAACCTGGATATTTGGTGCATTGTCCTGAATCTGCTACAAAACTCCAAGTGCTGCCAGGTACTTGAACTGGAGATGATACTCTTGACCTAGTGGTCATAGGTATTGGCAATGCTCCCTGATAGCTATCATTTCCCCATGCGAAGAATTTAGTAGTTGAAGGATCATTAGAAATATTCTCCCACCCAAACCATGTTGTTCCACCATCACGAGTTAATAAATTAAATTGTTGATAATCACTAGATCTGGGGTTTTCAATGAGAGTTGGAGCAGCTCCACCAGTCCATTTTACAGCATTAGGCCATGTAATGCTACCAGTGCCATTAGCCCTCAAAATTGAAATTACATGTGAAGTTGAAACATTACTAAAAGATATTGTAGTATTAGCAGTTTGTGTGAGAACTATGTTATCACCATTATTTAAATCTATTGTTGTGCTAGAACTATTAGCAGTTACATTATTAGTGATAAAAGCTGTTGCTCCAATCCCTGTTAAATTACTCCCATCCCCAATAAGGGTTCCTGTCATAATACCAACAGTAATATTAGGACTGCCAGTAATACCTGATGCTACTCCTGTAAAATTACCAAGGAAACTACTTGCAGTAACTATTCCTGCAGTAAAACTAGGTGTGCCAGTCAATCCAGAACCAATACCAGTAAAGTTACCTATAAAACTACTTGCAGTAACTATTCCTGCAGTAAAACTGGGTGTACCAGTGAGACCAGAACCAATACCAGTGAAGTTACCTATAAAACTACTTGCAGTAACTATGCCAGCAGTATAATCAGGTGTTCCAGTTAATCCAGATCCAATACCAGTGAAGTTACCAGCAAATGCTGTTGCTGTTATAACACCAGCAGTGATATTAGGTGTACCAGTTATACCTGAAGCAAATCCAGTAAAGTTGCCAAGTAATGATGATGCTGTCACAAGACCAGCAGTTACATCAGGTGTGCCAGTCAATCCTGATGCATGACCAGTGAAGTTACCAATGAATGATGATGCTGTAACCACACCAGCAGTTACATTAGGTGTACCACTAAGTCCAGAACCAATACCAGTAAAGTCTCCTATAAAACTACTTGCAGTGACCACACCAGCTCTGACATTAGGAGTGCCACTAAGTCCAGAACCAATACCAGTGAAGTTACCCACAAAAGTAGATGTAACTACACCAGCAACAACATTAGGTGTGCCAGTTAAACCTGATCCAATGCCAGTAAAGTTACCAGCAAAATTAGTAGCAGTAACTATACCTAGATTTAATTGAGAATCAGTGTTTGAAAAACTAGCAGCATTACCTGTTAGATTACCAATGAATGATGTGGCAGTAAATATACCAACATTAGCATTAGTGCCATCAGCTAAATTTGCTGATCTTCCAGAAGTATTACCTGTAAACTTAGTAGCAGTAACTACACCAGCAACTATATTATTTCCACTAAAAATACTACTTGCAGAACCAGTGACATCTCCAACCATACCACTGGTTGTAACTATACCAACATCTAAATTAGCTGTGGTGGTGCTAAGACCAGTCACAGTACCAGTCACATCACCAATAAGAGTCGTAGCAGTAACCACACCACTCACTTGGATAGTGGATGCTGTAACTACTCCTATTGGTTGTATTAATTGTGCCTTGGTCTGACTCATTAGTTTTTTATTTATTTATGATTGTTTTAGAGCAACAGAGAACTGTCCACCTCCCACATCAAACCAAGTAGCACCAGGTATTTGAACTGGTGATGAACGTTTTATTGTGTTGTTTTGAGCTAAATCTCCCCTTTGGTTTTGTCCCCATGCCCACATTGTATTATCAGTTTTGATTGCTAATGTTGAATTACCTTCAACAATACTAGTTAAATTAGTAGACCATGTGGTACCAGGAATCTGAACTGGTGATTCATAATCTGTTTGATTATTTTGTCCTAATTGTCCATATTCATTATCTCCCCATGCCCACATTGTTCCATCAGATTTTACAGCCAAACTAGTTCTAGTTCCACTTCTCACCCTAGACCATGTAGTGCCTGGCACTTGAACTGGTGATGAATAATTTGTTTTATTACCTTGTCCTAATTGTCCAGAATTATTTTGTCCCCATAACCATAATGTTCCATCAGTTTTAGTTGCTGATTGTGTTCTGTTACCTTGTGTTCCCACATGAGCCCAATTAGTGCCAGGTACTTGAATTGGTGAAGACCTTGAACCTGCTGTGCTATATGCAGTATTATCTCCTAAACCATATTCATTGTCTCCAGTAATCCATAGTGTTCCATCTGTCTTAACTGCTGCAAAACCATATCTTGCTGCAGCTATTTTATCTTCAGTGGTGCTCCATGTAGTACCAGGTATTTGAGTTGGTGATGAAATTGCTGTACTTTGATTTTGTCCCAATGCTCCATTTTGATTACTCCCCCATGACCAAGCTGTTCCATCAGTTTTAGTAGCAATAACAAATTCTCCACCCCTAGCAGCTTGAGACCATGTGGTGCCTGGCACTTGAACTGGTGAAGAAATAGCTCCACGCTGTGCTTCTGCTTGATTTTGACCCAATTGTCCATATTCATTATCACCCCATACCCATAATGTACCATCATTTTTAATTCCTACAGAAAAATCTCCATCATCAAATGAACTATTATTATTAACTGATACCCATGTAGTACCAGGTACTTGAACTGGTGATGATCTATTAACATTACTATTATCTCCTATTCCTCCTTTTTCATTATCTCCCCATCCCCATAGTTGATAAGGTCCACCAATTGTATTGTTATCAACAACCTCCCATCCATACCAATTGGTTCCACCATCATAAGTATTTAAAGCAAATACTTGTCCTGCTAAATTAAAACTGTTAAGACCTAATAATGTAGGAGCACTTCCACCATCCCACTTAACAGCAGCAGGCCATGAAATAGTATTATTAGTGAGAGTTCTTGCAATAACTACTCTAGTAGATGGTGGTACATTGGAAAATGATAGTGTTACATTAGCATCATGAGTAAGATATACTGCATTTCCATTATTTAAATTAATAGTGCCACCAGAACTAGCTGTAATATCTTGTCTAATAAATCCAGTGACCCCTATTCCTGTTAGTCCACTACCATCTCCATGAAAAGTAGTAGCGGTGATTGTGCCACCTGTTATATTTTTGCCAGCAGATATACCAGCAGCATTGCCTGGTGTGTTACCTATAAATTGACTAGCAGTAAGTGTGCCAAGATTTAAATTAGTATCATCTGCAATGGCACTCACACTACCAGTAGCATTACCTATAAACTTTGATCCTGTAAGTGTTCCTAGATTCAAATTAGTGTCATCAGAAATAGCACTCACACTTCCAGTAGCATTTCCAATAAACTTTGTACCAGTGAGTGTGCCAAGATTTAAATTAGTATCATCTGCAATACCACTTACAGTGCCTGGTGTATTTCCTACAAACTTTGTGCCAGTAAATGTACCAGCAGCCACATTAACATCATCTGCAAGTTTAGTAGCACTGCCAGGTGTGTTACCTATGAACTTTGTGCCAGTAAATGTACCAACAGTCAAGTTAGTTCCACTTTTTAAATCTGCTGCAGTGCCAGGACTATTTCCTATGAACTGAGTTCCAGTAAATGTAGCAACATTTATATTGGTATCATCAGCAAGCCCTACAACACTACCATTAGCATTACCTATAAACTTACTAGCAGTTATTATTCCTACATTTATATTAGTGTCATCTGCTAAATCAGTTACACTACCAGTTGTATTACCCTCAAACTTAGTAGCAGTTATTATTCCTACATTTATATTAGTATCATCAGCAAGATCCACCACTGCACCAGTAGAGTTACCAAGAAACTTAGTTGCTGTAACTATACCTGTCTGTATATTAGGAGTTCCACTTAGACCAGATGATAAACCAGTAAAGTTACCACGAAAACCAGTGGAAGTAACAATACCTAAATTTAAATTAGATGTAGTAGTTGATAATCCTGTAGCATTTCCTATCAAGTCACCCACAAATGTGGCTGTCATGATACCAACAGTTATATTTGCTCCTTGTGCTAAACTACTAGCTGTTCCAGTTACATCTCCAATAAATCTAGTGGCAGTTATTATACCTGCTGTTATGTTGAGTGTGGTGGCAGCCAATCCTGTTGCACTACCCTGAACTTGTCCTACAAATCCACCTGTAGCAGTTGTTATTCCTGTGGCATTAACACCATCAACATCTAATGGACCTTGTGGGTCAACTAATTGGGCTTTTGGTTCTAATGGCATTATAAATCTATAATACAACTTGCTCTTTTTATTTATATCTGTTATAATACGATCAAAAAAATATGATAATAGTCACAGGTTCAAAAGGTTTCATAGGTCAACACTTTGTTAAGTATATTGAGAAATGTTACAATGACCCAAGACCAGAAACTTACAAATATAACTCTAATGTTATGGGAATAGATGAGGATAATTGTTGGGATTTTTTAGAAAATTATGATACTTGGGATTCAGTTGAATTAATCATACATCAAGGTGCTATATCATCCACTACAGAAACTGATGTAGATAAACTTCATAAGATGAATGTGAAATTTACCATAGAATTATTTAAAAAAGCAATTTACTGGTTAGTGCCAATTAAATTTGCCTCATCTGCATCTGTCTATGGACATCTTAATAAAGAAAATTTAGTCAATCCACTTAATTATTATGCAATTACTAAATTGCAAACTGATTATTGGATTAAAGATCATATGGATGAATTTAATTCATACATTCAAGCTCATAGAATGTTTGAAACTGAGCATCCCTCTATTCAATCTTTTAGATACTTCAATGTCTATGGTGATGGAGAAGATCATAAAGGAGATCAAGCAAGTCCTGTATCTAAATTCACTAAACAAATCAAAGAGACAGGAGTTCTCAAATTATTTAAAGGATCTGATAGATTCCTCAGAGACTTTATATGTGTAGATGATGTTGTAGATATTGTTTTGAATAATGATAAACCATCAGGTATCTATGACTTAGGTACAAGCAATCCTACTAGTTTCCAAGAAGTAGGAGAACTAGTGGCAGAGAAATATAATGGTACTATAGAATATATCCCATTCCCAAAGCACTTAGAATGTAAGTATCAAGAATACACTTGTGCTAAGAAAGAATGGGGTGATTATAAATTTACTACTATCAAAGAGTATCTCCAGCTATGACTCTGTGTGAGTCTTCATCAAAGTGTTGTGTAGAGAACTCAAATAATTCTGAGTCTGCTTGAGCAACCATTTGATGACGCAATCCTCTATAGATATGAAACTTGTCACCAGGTTCTAGCAACAGAGTCTTTGCATCCTCTAATGAATCTGTATCACCATAAAATAAAAGAAGACTACCTGATTGTAGATAGAATGTCTCATCTTTTAGTTTATGATAGTGCCATGAGCATCTCTTGCCCTTATTAAAGAACAGCAACTTGCCACAATACTCATCAGTATTGACTATCCACTTCTCATATCCCCATCCCTTGGGTACATGTTTAATCTTTGAAGAAATCATCACAATTTATTCCTTTATCATCAATGAATAAGTCTGCATGAGGTTTACCCATGATCAACTCATGGTATTTACATCC